CCCCTCTCGGGGGCCCCTTTGGGTTTCTGTTACCCTTAGCTCCATTTACCTAAAGATAGGTATGATGTTGCTATTAACCAGACGGTGTTAAGTAAGCACCGGCTTTGAGGTACTTATATGACTACTAAAACGTATGACGTGGCGCAAGCCATTAATCAAATTATCCGTAACTCACAAGGCGAAACTATAACCAACCGGTTTTACCCGCTTTGGAATTCATATTCCAAGACGGGCGCCGATAGGCCAAAGTGGCGCTATTTTGTTAGTCGCGGAGAAGATGCTGTCAACGCTTTTTCGGCATATAAGTATGAACGTCGGTTGGGCCAGATTAATACTGGTTCAATCTTCATTCGTCCTACTAGTGGGCCTTTTAAGGACAAAATCGTCGAGCTATCGGATTCTTATCCGATTGCAGGATCGTATTACGTCGTTAATTACCCAAACGCCATTGGCGCTAGTACACTTGAAGCGAATAACCGAGCATCGGCGGCGATCTTTAAGGCAATCCGTAACGCAATGTACCAGATTTCTGGTCCAACGTTTCTCGGAGAACTTAGAGAGTCGCTTAAGATGGTCAGACGTCCGGCAGCTGAATTTCAGAAGTCTCTTGGAAAATATATGCTTCAGGTCGAGAAAAACCTGAAAAGCATCGCTAAGCGGCCCCGCTCTACACGTTTCGTAAGAGACGCGTTTGGCAATTGGCAACCTAGTGGAAAAAATCTATCCAAGAAGGCTGAGATTACAAAGATGCTGGCGGACACTTGGCTCGAGTACAGTTTCGGATGGGCCCCTCTTGTTTCAGACATCAAGAATGGCGCCGTTGCCTTAGCACGACTCACGTATGAACCTCGTTCAGAACGTGTTTCTGCTATTGGTGTACACGAGCTAGTCACCTTGGATGCTGTCGATAATTTGGGTGCATCGCAGGCCGGCTTCTATACGAAGTGGTCTATTCGCGATTCGCACCTTATTCGCGTCAGCTACAAAGTGGGTGTTTCTGCTGCCATGACTGCACCAGCTAATACAACCGACCGATTGATTGAACTCTGCGGATTTTCATGGCAGAACTTCATCCCAACCGTTTGGGAACTATTACCTTGGTCTTTCTTAGTTGATTATTTTCTAAATATCAACTCAGTTCTCGAAGCTTACACAACCGATTTGGCTGGTGTGAAGTGGGCGAGTAAGACGATCTATAATGGACGTATTCGTGAGATTACGGCCAGAGTAGATGTGCCTTATAACGCTGCCTTCTACGGCTCTCGGTTTGTGTCTGCAGGGAGACAGGACATCGGTACTTACCAGTCTGAAGTTTCCTCTGTTGCAAGAACAAGCGGGATTGATTATCCTTCTCTTCAATTCCGGCTTCCAGATACTCCACGTCAAGTGGGGAACATGGCAGCTTTGTTTCTTGCCCAGGGGCGTATGCGAACTAATCAATTTCTTTAGTTCGTTCACCTTTATTTTCTGAGGACCATGATCTTATGACCATGAACATTACCTCGCCCATAACGGGCGGGGCACAAACTGGCTTTACGTCACCAACCTATACGAACGTACTCGATCAGAGTACGGACGTGAATATGAAACAATGGGCGGTGACCGCGGTCGGTGGAGCTGGTAATACGCCGGCGTTGCATTCGGCTTCTTCGCCGTTTACAGCGTCGGTTTGGAAGCCAAAAGCTTTCAAGGTATTGGGGAAACCCAATCCCGTCACTGGCCTACTTCCCAATGTGCCCATTAATGTCTACAAGATTATTGTGCGAAAAGGCACAGTTCCTCTTGCTGGACAGCCACCTGCAATCTCCTACGTCAAGGCCGAAATTGGCATTGCTGCAGGCGCAGATGTGGCCTCACCAGTAGATGTACGTGCACTGATGTCGGCTTTTGCCGGCGTCTGCAATCAGATTTCATCTGGTGCAGGTGATACGGCCGTTACTGGTCTCCTTTAACATACGTTAATGGAGAGGGCAGTGCTTTTTGATGGGCTTTTGAGCTCGTTGCTAAGGGATCAACCTAATAAGTTTTTCCTCTGGCAGCAAGCTTGGGAGCTTCTCATCTTTCACATCATTGGAGTAAGCCTATGTATGCTATTACTAGTCTTCACCAGAACCTGCTTGACGATCTCGGAATCGTATCCCAGCCACTTACCAGTGACTTGGATGTCGAAACCGCGAGGAAGATCTGGATCATCGAAAGCTTCATCAAGAAGTTTGTCGATGAAACAGTTAATGAATCGGCTAACGCAGTCTGCCTTGACAAGTTTCTTGTTTCTAACGATTCTTGTCGGGTTTATTGCTGTCGGCCGGTTCATATCTTTCACGATATTGTTATTAATGAGGTAAAAGCCTCGTTCGACGATATTGTTTTTCGCGGTCCTGACCTTAAGCTTGACCTTGCCAGCGTTTCGGCTGGGTTCGGTCTAGGGCCGGGTGCAAATGTTGGCTGTGAGTCGTATGATTTTTATACTAAACTCTTTAACAGTCCACTTTCGCGCACGTCTGATCGTCTATACCGAGAATATCGGTGTGCTATTGTAGATCAGCCTTTGGTTTATCAGGCCGAGCTTCTTCGCAAAGCCCACAAAGGAGACTCTATAGTAGCAGGAAGCCTTTTGTCATTTGTTCCTAAAACGCGCGATGTATCGCGATCTATCTGTACCGAGCCTACTCTGAATATGTTATTTCAGAAGGGCATCGGTGCTTACCTTGAGAAGGAGCTTCAGAGAAAGTATCATATCGATCTTTCAAAGCAGCCTAGACTCAATCGTAAGCTGGCGCGTATAGGTTCTGCCGATGGTTCTTTTGGAACCATTGACTTATCTAGCGCATCAGACAGTATCTCCATTGAGCTCGTGAAGCTTTTAGTACCTGATGTTCTTTTCAGGTGGCTAATGCTCGCTCGCTCGCCGTCTACCACCCTTCCTGATGGGAGGCAGGTTAAACTGGAGATGATCTCGTCAATGGGGAATGCTTTTACTTTTCCCCTTATGACTTTGATCTTCGCATCGCTCGTTACTTCCTGTTACCGTGTTCTCGGCATAAAGCCCGAGTACGGTACGAAACAGAACGGCCCTCAGAACTTCGCAGTTTTTGGCGATGACATTATTGTCTTGAAAGAGACTTATAATTTCATAACCAGCTGCTTAGAACTTTTCGGCTTTACTGTGAACGAAAGCAAATCGTTCAATACAGGAAGTTTTCGAGAGTCATGTGGTGGCGACTATTTTAAAGGCCATCAAATTCGTGGCATTTACATTAAGGAGCTCTCACATGAGTCGCACGTTTACTCTGCATTCAACCGCATCGTCCGCTGGTCTTCAGATTCAGGCATCCCACTACCCAAAACGGCATTCTCGCTATATAGTTCTTTGTCCCCCGAAAGGAGGCTCATCGTTCCGTATAGTGATGGTGACGCAGAAGGTTTCAAGATGTCGTCCTCACTATATGATGAGTTCTATCCCAAGCTCAGAAGAGCTCTCTTACAGAGAGACTCTATTGCGCCTAAGGATCGGAAATCACTACTTAGTGAAGGGTCTGAAGACTCCAGCCGGAGAGCTGAAAGACAAAGGTTTTCTAACGGCATAAGGGGGTATTTTGCCCTCTGTGCCGTACCAAAGTCTTTCCGCATTCCAGATGACAAGGCTGATGGCGAAGTTGTCCCTCACGGGACTTTACCTGGGTTCGTTTACAACGGACCTGGGCTTCTCATCACGTTCCTTGGAGGTTTTATTAGGAACGGCCGGATTGCCCTTCGTACTGAAGGTGCCTCTCGGGCTAAAGTACGTCGAAGATTCAGTTCGTCTTGGAACTGGGCTTCCGCGCCCGGCCTTATGGGCCGAGATCTCTTCTGGGAATTAACGGTGGAGCAGTACCTGCGTGAACCTTGCACGAGCTTTGTTGCTCTGCGTAGGCCCACGCTCCTCCGTTTGAAGAGATCAAACGATTTAAATATCGTTCGGGGTTGACCCCCCTCCTCAC